TAACGTATCAGATATTAAAGATGAATTACCACAACCATCTGGTTGGAGGCTTTTAGTTTTACCTTTTACACCAAAAGAAAAAACTAAAGGTGGTATAATTATTGCACAAGAATCTTTAGACAAAGCACGAATCGCAACGAATTGTGGTTATGTTGTAAAGATGGGACCAATGGCTTATGGAGATAAAGAAAAATTTCCAACAGGCGCTTGGTGCAAACAAGGAGATTGGGTGATCTTTGCAAGATACGCAGGATCACGTTTACCAATAGAAGGTGGAGAAGTCCGTCTTCTTAACGACGATGAGGTTTTGGGTACTATTAAGGATCCAGAATCTGTATTGCATTACATTTAACATAGGAGGAAACTATGCAAGAAGAAAATAAAAATGACGTGCCTATGGTTGATATTGATACCTCTGGAGAAGATACTGAAGTTATTCTTGAGAATCCAAAACCAGAGAATGAAGTAGAAACTAAGGAAGAAGACTCTAGCCCCGCGCCACAAGCTGAAGAACCTAAAGAAGAGAAGGTAGAAGCGAGTGACGAGAAGCCAGAAGCTACTCAGGAAGAAAAACCTGAAGAGAAGAAAGAAGAATTAGAAACGTATTCAAAAGACGTTCAAAGAAGAATATCTAAACTTACGAAGAAATGGAGAGAAGCACAAAGACAAGCTGACGAAGCTTTATCTTTTGCTAGAAACCAAAAAGAACAAAAAGAAAAACTTCTAAAGAAATATTCTAAAGTTGAACAAGCTGGTGTTAAAGATAGAGAAGCTAGAATTACATCTGGTTTACAAGCAGCAGCGGCTAAGTTAGCAGCAGCAAAAGAAGCAGGAGATCTTGCGGCAGAAGTTGAAGCTGGTAAAGAGATTGCTAGACTTGGATACGAAGAAGCAAGACTTAATGAAGCAAAAGCAGCATATGAAGATATGGCTAAAGCTGAACCAAAAGAAGTGGAAATACCTAAAGTATCTCCTCAACAAACAGCGCAAGCAGACCCTAAAGCAGAGTCTTGGGGAGCTAGAAATAGATGGTTTGGTACAGATACAGCTATGACATATACTGCATTTGATCTACACAAAAAACTAGTGGATGAAGAAGGATTTGATCCTCAGACTGACGAATATTATTCGGAAATAGATAAGAGAATAAGACTTGAATTTCCGCATAAATTTGATACAACTGATGGTAAGGTTCAAAATGATACGACCAAACCGACACAAATAGTAGCTTCAGCGAAGCGAAGTGTAAACAGATCTGGTCGCAAAACCGTGAGACTCACACCTTCTCAGGTTGCTATCGCTAAAAAATTAGGAGTGCCATTAGAAGATTATGCAAAACAATTAAAAATCACGAAGGAGGTATAGCATATGGAAAATGATAAAATGAAAACCCCGCGTGCGAGTCAGTCTAGAGAAAAAGAAAAAAGACCTCAGACTTGGACTCCACCATCTAGCTTAGATGCACCACCTGCGCCAAACGGATTCAGGCACAGATGGATACGAACTGAAGTTTTAGGATTTGACGATACTAAAAACATGTCAGGTAAAATGAGATCCGGATGGGAATTAGTGAGAGCTGATGAATATCCTGACTCAGAGTATCCACAACTGAAAGACGGCAAATACGCAGGAGTGATCGGAGTTGGAGGCCTAGTGTTGGCTAGGATACCAGAGGAGATCGCCAAATCTCGAGAAGCTTATTTTGCTCAGCAAACTAAGGACAGAGACGACGCAGTAAACAACGATCTTATGAAGGAGCAACATTCAAGTATGCCAATCAACGCTGATAGGCAGACTCGTGTAACTTTTGGTGGTACGAAGAAATAATTTCTTTGTGATATCAAAATACATATAACATTAACCCGTAAATCTGCGGATAGTAGATTTACTAAAGGAGAAAAAACATGGCAAACAAAGACGCTGCTTTCGGACTGAAAGCAATCGGAAAAGTTGGTCAGAATAGAGACAACCAAGGGTTAAGTGAATATGGTATTGCAGCAAGTTCAACTGCGATTTATCAGAATGATCCCATAATGATGGCGGCAACTGGTAAAATTGTAGTAGGAACAGCAGCTGCAGTATTATTAGGTTCACTTAACGGTGTTTTCTTTACTGATGCAACTACAGGTAAGCCTACATATGCTAATCACCTTAACGCATCTAACACTGCAACAGACATTGTTGGATTTGTAAGTGATGACCCATATGAAAGGTTTGAAATCCAATCTGACGCTGCATTAGCAGTTGCAGAAATTGGACTTAACGCTGATATAGTATACGCAGCTGGCTCTTCGCCAAACTACGTGTCTAAAGTGGAATTAGATCATTCTGATCTTAAAACTGCAACAGCTCAACTAAGAGTGATCGGGATTTCAAAAGATCCAGATAATAATGAAGCGGGAGCAGCAGACACTAACGCTGTAGTTATTATCAACGAACATTTCTTGAAAGGAACGGTAGGTATATAATTATGGCTATAAGTAGAGGACAACTAGTTAAAGAACTAGAGCCAGGTTTGAATGCACTATTCGGACTGGAATATAAAAGATATGAAAATCAGCATGCTGAAATTTTCGACACAGAAAACAGTGACAGAGCTTTTGAAGAAGAAGTAATGTTATCTGGTTTCGCAAACGCTCAAGTTAAACCTGAAGGTTCAGGCGTGACTTTTGACAATGCACAAGAAACTTTCACGGCTAGATATTCGCATGAAACAATTGCTTTAGCATTTGCTATCACGGAAGAAGCTATCGAAGACAATCTTTACGATAGACTAGCTTCTAGATACACAAAAGCTTTGGCAAGATCGATGGCAAACACTAAGCAAGTAAAAGCTGCGAATGTATTAAACAATGCATTTAACGCAAACTTTGCTGGTGGTGACGGAGTAGAACTATGTTCTGCTGTTCACCCAACGATAGCTGGAACTTTCTCAAATGAATTAGGCACATCAGCTGATCTTAACGAAACATCGTTAGAGCAGTCTTTAATTGATATCGCCGCGTTCACTGATGAGAGAGGTCTTAAAATTGCAGCAAGAGGAGTAAAAATGATTATTCCTTCTGAGCTTCAATTTACTGCTGAGAGATTGATGAAATCTCAAGGTAGAGTTGGAACAGCTGACAATGATATTAACGCAGTAGTATCAATGGGGATGGTTCCTCAAGGTTATGTAGTGAACAACTACTTAACTGACACTGATGCGTTCTTCATCAAGACAGATGTACCTAACGGATTAAAAATGTTCGTTAGATCTCCAATTAAGACAGCTATGGAAGGTGACTTCGATACAGGTAACGTAAGATACAAAGCTAGAGAGAGATATTCTTTCGGATTCTCAGACCCTAGAGGTATTTTCGGTTCACCTGGTGCGTAATCACTAGATTAACTGAATAATTAAGGGCGGCTCTTGTAGCCGCCCTTTTTTTATGATAGAAAGAAAAAACCCATGAAAACTTTCCGAGTACAAATCAGAGCATATGGCTATCATGCTGACTTCAATCTTGTGTCAGAAGATGATGATAAAGCTTTTGAAAATGCACTAGTTGACAAACTAGGAGAAAATGATATTGTATGGGAAAAAGATGGATTTACTAGTAAATCTAAAATGTGGTTAACCTATGAGGAGGTTATAAATGACACACGTTCAGGAACTCTACACGAAGAAAAGAGGACTAGAACTTGAATGGTCGCAGCACTATAATCAGGAGAAAAGATATACTCTTGATATGGTGAGAATTGATGACAAAATTAGACAAGTCATCAGTCACATCAAATTAGCTGAAGCACAAGTTGCTCAACAGACTAATAAGATAGAAGACGCTGCACCTGACGTTTCTGTAGCTACGTAACACAAAAAACGCTACATCGCTGAAATCGCACTTTCTATTAAGGCTCTCTTGCACTTCTCACAAAACTAAGCTATAAATTACGCACCATACATTAATAAAACAAAATAAATGTAGACGCGTATGGTCGACATCCCTAGGGACTACATTTATGTATTCTAGGAGGAATATAACATGGCAAACACAACATTTTCAGGACCGGTAAGATCGGAAAACGGTTTTGAAGTAATTGATAAAAGTACAGTAACAGGTGCTGTTACATCTACGATGAGTCTTAAAGAGTTCACTGCAACTATTACAGTTGCTAATGGTGCAACTACTGGAAAAGAAACATCGATTCAGATTCCTACAAACTTTATTCCATTAGGAATTGGTGTTGTAGTAACTACAGCTGCAGTTAACGCTGTTAACTTAGTTGACATTGGAACAGATGCTGACACAGACGGTTATGTTGACGGAGCTTCTTTAGCTCTTAATACAACTGGTTGGAAAGGTTTCTTAGGTTGTAATGGTGTACTTGGTATGTCTGGTTTTGCACCAGGTGTAGCAGGATTAACTGGAGACGAAGTTGAATTAGTTGTTTCTGGAGATCCAGGTGGAGATACTGTAATCGTTCTTAAAATTTTTGGAATTGATTCAACATCTGACACACAATAATAAATAATTACTGTGGGGCTTCGGCCCCACATAATTTTTAAGGAGATAAATTATGGCAGGCGGCGGATCATTTTCAAGCGATCAAAAATTTACTACGTTAACAGCAGATGGTAGATTTAAAACTATAACAGGTGGTTCTACAAATTTAGGACCATGTAGAGTAACTTATATTCAAGCTGCTGGAGTAGCTAGTTCTACAGTTAAACTACATGATGGAACAGACAACACAGGTTCTTTAGAGTTTCAATCAAGTTTTGGAACAGAG